ATCCACCGTTTATGATGGTCTTTGCAATGTTGGTGTATCCATTCCTTTTGCGCAGCTGTTTTGGCTTTGTGAATATCGCATCCCGAAGGGCGGCTAGCTTTCCAATGGGGATTGCGCGTGGATCTGTCTTTGTGTCTAGACCACCGCCGAACTCAACTGGAACCACCTGTTCTTGAAGTGCCATCACATCACCACAAAACTACCAGTACAGCCAGCCGATGCGGTCAGATAAAGATAGTTAGCGTCTGATGCCTGGCTCGAGTAAATAGTGGCGTTTGCGTTTATCCCAACAACAATCCATAGCACTGGCGTTCTTCCGAGCTTATGAGCAACCGGAGTCTGACTTGTGCCGATCGCTGCATTTTGAATAAAAGAGGCGCCAGAAAATCCAGATATCGGACTGTTTTGAAGCTTAGTAATAGCATTGTCCACGTTGTCCTGGACAAGCTGGAGATTCCTGTCTTGTGAGATAACCCGTTTAAGCGTCATGTCTGGCTCACAATCAATACAAGTGCATCTCTTTGCTGGAACATTCCATGCAGGCGCTTGCTCAGAACGCGCCCGATCCATATCCGGAACCCGATCCGGTAGGCCACCAAAAATCACTATATTGCGAATCATTGACGGTGGCCGGGCTTCCTGCGTCTCTATTCTCGGCGGCCGCCTCAATTCTTGTAATCAATGCCTGCTTCCTTGCCATAAGAACCGATACGTCCGACTCTTCTTTGATAAGACACTTAATCGCCGCATCGTTTACGATGTATTCACCCCAACCGGCTGGATCAAAGATCTGATCCCCTGACGCCGAAAGCTGCGTCATTTGCGGAATGTACAAGATCTGCATCGTCTGGCCCTGGCTCGGAATCGGTGTAAACCAGATTTGCTGGGGATTGCTCCCTATGATCCTGTACCTAAGATTGGTTACCCCATAGAAACTCTGAAAGTTTGGCACCGCATATCTGTTACGATCAGAGAAATTAAATGGCCGAAGGGTCACAAACGAGTCATTTGTGGTAGACAACGAAAGATCAACGCCGAGAAGTTTGAAAAACGGTGGCGGCACAAACGATCCGCCACTTACCCCGTTTGTGAAGCTGGTCACCCCATCCGGAAGGCTATAAAGCTGGCTTGTTCCGTTTGTAGTGAATTGGGTTGGTGGGGCCGCGTAGTAGTCATTGCCGAACTTATCGGTGATAAGATCGTAATATTCGAAATAGCTTTGGTTGATGTAACTTGTTAGCTCAGACGATGAAATGTAATTGGAGCTCACTCCCGAGGCCGTCAGCATGTCCGCCCGCTGCAATACAGCCGTTTGAAGCTGGCTCAGGGTCATGCCGTTAATGGCCACCTGTTACTCCTTTGGCTCGAAGGTCTCTTCGTCCTCTTTCCTGTCCTCATCCTGGATCTTCTGGACAAGAATCCTTAGGCAACTGGAAATGCCCTTGGCTGATTTAGACTCGATGGCGGCGAGGAGTTCTTGGGCAACTGACAAAAGCGGCTCGCCATCGTCAAATGATTCCTCGTTCTTAACCTCGCCGCCGTAGGCCATCATACCGTCAGGCTTAATGCGCCCGACTATATGAGAAGCCGTTTTCTTTTTATCCCACGGGAGCATTAGACCGCCGTTGAGTTCTGAAGTACAAACTCGATCCAGAATGCCTCATGGTTCGCCGGATCGGTAGCAACAAGGGCTCCAGACGCTCCGGATGCGGCCGTAAACACTACCTCGATCGTCTTTGCGCTTGAAGCCAGGTTATAGGCTTTAACAAACGCGAACGGCGCAGCTGGAACCGAAGGAGCGCTTCCGCCTGACTCATCAAAACTCACTCGCGCGCCATACATTCTCACCCAGGCATCCTGAAGCGTGAATGTATAGTCACCGGCCGAATTTCTTGCCACGCTGGTTACGCCATTACTCTGGCCATTGGCAGTAACCAGGGTTAACGCGCCGGTAGCGCCCACAGTGCATCGGGCATAGACCGAACACATTCCTTTATTTAGAGAACTATGAAACTGGTTGAGCCAGCGGTTAGCTATAGAGTTACCCTACCTTTTCTCGTGATTTTATAGGAACCACGATCCCTGGTAATGCCGCCAGGTCAGCCTTCAGATAGTTTGCGGCAGAAATTAACCGCTCGGGATCATCATCCATCTGTCCAATGGCATGATTACATTCCATGCACAAAAGACCTCGGATTTTACCCGTATTATGACAATGATCCACGGCCAGAGCTCTGGAAAACCCTGACTGGTGACGGCGACAGATCCCGCAACGGCCGTCCTGCTTCGAAAACATTTCATTGTACTGCTCTATTCCGATTCCAAAATAAGACTTAAGATCTACGTTTTTAGCCTTCTGAGGATATTTCTTCCTCCAGGCTATCTGTCTGGTTCTCCGGCATGATTTACAAAAACCATCATACCCAGCAGAACTGTTCAGATAGTCAGCATTTCGGCCCTTTTTATAGAACTCGTCGAAAGGCTTAGTCTGCTGACAATCTGGACAATATTTCATAATTCTCTACAGCTCAGACGCCAATTGAGTAATTCCGGATACCGAGACAGTGGCCACGGTAACCGACGGGTTCGATCCATCTGAAGTAACGACATTCGCGCCAACCGCAAACAAACCGCCAGACGCGCTAGTGCTCGGTACATGAAACACAACCGAAAACGGAATAACCACAGACCCAGTAGACCCCGATGCATTAATAGCGGCATAAGGGGTATTTGGCCCTAGATTAACCGTCCCAATGGCTGCCGACGGTACGCCAGTCCCACCGTTGCACGTTACAATCGGTTGAACCGATGTAACCGTGATGGCTCCGGTGGTGCTATTTGTAACCGTAAGAGAGCAATTAACCGGCGTCTCTATAAAACAGGCACTCGGGCTTACTGCTAAAGATGCTGTAATTGACATTTTGTTTCCCTTTCTTTAGGGCGGGGAACCTCGGCGCACTCGATGGTCGAGGCCCCCCACACTATCAATTACACCTGGAGAGCCACCTGGCCATTCCAGCCCGGAGCATTGCAGGCAAGTTGTGCGTAGTATCCCACGCGAACCTCGCCGGCATCCGCATTGTAAACACGAAGCATCTCAAGACCATCCCCATACTTTAAGATCTGTGGGGCCGGCCCAAGGCTTTCAAGTGCCATCGTATCCATCTGGAGCATCCAGGCCGTAGTGGCTTGGCAGTTCCTATCAGGAATAACCTTGATCTCACCGTCATCACCATGGAGCATGATGCCTCGGAAGGAAATCTCACCAGGACCCTTAAGGTCGATATACTCAACCTTGGCACCGAGAGCCTTCTTAAGAGCACCAAAGCTCGTGTAGTTGATGAAGCAGGTATCTGGCGATCCACCCTGAAGGGCAATGTTCGTCTGAGAGTCAATTAGGGCTTCCTCAATCGACTCGGACGAACCGTTGGTGTAATAGCCAGACAACCTAACCACATCCGCCGAGCGATTAACCCCGAAGAACGAGTCAGTAGAAGTGGGAGCCGTGGACGGCAACCACCCAGCCAGACCAGTAATTTTCAGGTTGTTATCGCCTTGAACGAGCAAGTAGTCGGTGCCCTGCCAGGATGCCGGATTGCCTGCCGTTCCGCCTGACGTGGCCGAAACCGTAACCGTGCCAGCCTGACGATTGACTGCGATCACGTATCCAAGGGCGGCCCGCGGGGTTGCTCCACCGTCGGTCGCATTGGCCTGAAGAACCATGTTCACTTCGAAGTTAACCACCTGAAGTGCGTTCTGGAGAGTGATCACGCCAGAGGTAATGCCACCTGATGCGATCTGACCGATAGAACCAGTTCCGCTCCTGTACATAGCAGATGCCAATGAGAGCTGAATGGAACGAATGGCGCCATCGATAACAACCCTGGAACCTTCCAAAAAGGCCATCTTGTCCGTTTTAGAGGCAAGCATGGTCTGATTGTCAATCGTGGCAATCGAATAGTCCTGGTTACGAGTAAGCAGGAATGACTCGATTTGGACCGGCGATTGATTGCCTTGAGCGTTCGTAAAGGTCGCGCTGCGGCCCTGGGAAACGCCAGAGATAATCGGGATCGGCTTGTATTTGCCGCCGAAATCTTCATTTTTCTTGATCATGGCCAGAAACGGGTTCTTTTTATAAACCATGTTCTGGACCACTTGGTCCGAATACAGCTCTTTTAGAGCCGCATTCATTGAAGTTAGGTCTAAGTATGAGCTAGACACACGTCACCTTTCTTGTGGCAACACAGGGAAAGACGCGGTTGACCGTCATGGGTCATGCGCGTGAGAAGCCTGATCGCCGGTTATGTTTAGGTGTCCGTAAAACTAGCTGTTGGACGTGATAGTCGCTGGTGAGATGTGCTCGCTAGAACCTGATAAGAATATCGCTTAGATTCGATTCTACACTCTTGCAAGAAGCAAGCAACAATGATTTTATTTTTAGCACTAGAAGGGACGTGGTCCTGGCGAAGGGGAGATCATTTTTGGGACATGGGCTTCCCATTAGGCCAAGTATCTGACGAGTGAAAGGCGGATATAGCCACAAAATCCATGAAATCCCCCGAGCACAATGCCTAACCAAATAGATTACCGAGACTTTGAAGAGTCGCGATCGTCATACTGGATGACGGACGGAAAGGGCGGAAGAGTCGCCAAGTGGAACCTGTCCGGTCCGTTGGCCATGGACTGGGATGCGGTCTTTAGCCCAAAGCCGCCAGAGCCCTCTGAATCCGCTCCGACTCAGTCGCCGGAGAAAGACCAGACACATTCGCATGACCAACAGTGTGATTAGTGATGGTTGGCTGCACTGCGCTGTTTTTTTGTGTATCCTTCTTTACGTCTTCTTTCATTCCGAGCTTTGATTGAACGCGTTTGGTCTTTGCGGCTTCCATGACCTGCTCTTCAAGATAACTTTCCACCAGGTCGGCGGCCTCTTTATTGGATAGAACCTTGCCATGGACCTTAAAGTATTCTTCGGCCGTCTCTGTAACGAGATCCTCGCTCTTAAACTTTGGAATTAGCTGGTAATCCTCGGGATGGTCGGCAACAAAGCTTGATACCGACTGTTTCCACCTGTCTACTGTTTCCTGGGCTGACCTGGCCTGCTCCTCTTGCTTCTCTTGCCTAAGAGCCGCGATCTCTCGCTTATGCTCGGCCCGGATCTCAGCAATCTGCTGTTCTACAGTCTTAAACTTGGCATCAGGGGTGCCCTGGGCCATCTTAAGCTCGGTTAACTTGTCATAGTCATAGCCAAGTAGCTTAAGGGCCTCAAAGGGATCTTTCTGGACCTTTTGCCATCTCTCAATGATCTCTCGCGCCTGTTTGCGCTCTGCTTCAAACTCACGAAGCTTGGCCTTGGCTTTTCGATCCGCGGCTATACGCTGCTGTTCCTTGGCAAGCCTAGCTTCTAGCTCTTGCTCCGTAAGAACTTTTTGAGCTTCTTTGCTGGCTGACGCTGGGGCCGCCACTTCTTTTGGTGTTTCAGTCGCCGGGGCTGCCGGGGTTGACGTGGCTGGAATCTGTGCCGTGTGGACTACTGGTGCTTCTGCCATATATAGCTTTATGCCCGCTAGCTCGCTAGGGCGCCGTTAGGAACAAGATCGCTTTGTGGAACAGGCTGTGGCTGTGCCGTTGGGTTAACAGAAGATGCATTCTGGGTCTGCCCTTGCATGGCCTGCATCTGCATCGCCTGTGCTTGCTGAGCAGCCTGAACCTTGGCCGCTGCGTCATCGATTTCACCTATAAACTGTCTCAGTAATTCGAGCTTATCCTCAGGCATGCCATCACGTTTACCCTGAGCATAAAACTCTAAAGCCAACTGACGGGCAAGCTGCGGGTCATCATATGCAGGCTCGAAGTGATAGACGATTCCCTTTTCAACCATCTTCTCCAGAGCCATCGTCAGGTATTCTTCTTCCGCTGTCTGAAGATCATCTACCTGCTCCAGATCCGGAAAGTCTAATAGCCTTTGTGCCGTCCGTGGGCTAATGAAGCCGGCCTGAGCATATTCCGTGACCGTTTGAAGCCGTCCAGCCGGTTCTTGTGGCAGACTTGAGACCGGGAACATCTTGAGAACATATTCATCGTCTTTAAGATCGACATCTTTCCATTCGATCGTTTCAACAAAGCGCTTGCCGGGCACCTTAACCGGCATGTGATCGCCTTTCCCGTCCTGATAAATGCCCTTTGCGCACCAAACCGTAAGCGCGGCCAGATCCATGAATAGACCCTCATATTGCTGGCCTACCACCATGAATCTATCCGACTCGATGTCGTTGTATTCTCTAAGTGCCTTGCCTGAGTTAAGCCCTGCCGGCTTTTGTGAGGCGGCAGAGAGCATGGAGACGCCGGCAAGCTCGTACGCTGATTGCTTAAGCTTCTCGAGATGCTGATAGATCTCCATGGGCACAATTGGGGGAACGGCGTACTGAGGGGGAGTGCCTGTGTAATTAACAATAGCCCCGATATCATTGTTTAGATGCTCCTTAACGATTTTAGACCCGTTCTCAAGGAACACCTTAAACGTGCCGGCCAGGTGAAACGACCGCTGGATTACCCAAAGGATTTTATTGATCTCAAACTGTATGTTTTGAAGCTGCTCGGCCAGTCCCTGGCCCCAGTATCCATTTTGTCTCTTAGTCCATGGAAGCTTGGCGAACGGAAAGAAGTCTTCTTCCCACTGTTCAACGAAAAGGGTGTCCTCATCTAGCGTAATAACATGAAGGCCGTCCGTGGCATCAGGGCCGGAAGGGAGATGCCAGCTCTCGATTACGGTCACTTGATCCGAGACGTTCTGAACGTAACCGATCAACTCCTGGATGGCTGGCTTCGCGCGGTTGATCACGGCACGCTTCCCCGGGAACATCTCAGCGAGGACTTCCCTGTCCACATTCTTTACTCGATGAAGCTGGGTAGGCTTGCCATAGAATGCCTCTACCCAGTCCACCACAAGCTCCTGAACCATCACCCGGTCATAACAAACGGTGCCGGCATGAGGGTAAACCTGGATTATCCCGTCTCCCCAAATGGCGGCATCCCGAAAGATATCGACACCGAGAGAATGAGCCTTGTTCTGGTAAAAGACGCCATCCATGTACTTATCAAGCTTCTTGGCCTTGGTGCGGAGCACCCAGTTGCCACCTGACGTCAGAAACAGAGGCTTAGGCTTATTCTTGGCGATCTTTGCGGTAATTGTATCGATTACGCTTTGGACGACATTGAAACTTACGCGGTCTCTTTGGGCGGAAGCGGTTGAAGCGATCTTTGAATAAGATAGACCGTTGCTTCCCATGATGGTGGTATTTGCGTAAAGACGACTAGATATCTGATATTGGGTCTGTCTTTTAGCGTCGTATTCAACGAGCTGAGACACGACTCCGGTGATAGAACGCGCCAGGTCCTTTTGACGATCAGAGAGCCACCAGCGCTTTTGAATAAAGGCATCGTGCTTCCCAGTCGGGTTAGAACCCCCACCCGAAGAATAGTCCCTGTAATCGCTCAAGAAGCCATGTTGTCTTGCGCCTCTTGCTGCGCTTTCCTAATCTCGCTTGGTAGGGGTCCGCCCGTGGACCACATAAGAAGATCATCGGCCGTGGGCATTTCTGGAACAGATCCAGCCATTTTCTTAATCTGATCGTCTGTCATCTTAAGCTGTACAGGCGCTGGTGGGCCGAATTCTACCTCTAAACCATCCATTTTTAGGCTTTTTAGCCCATGCTTTTTGGCTAGTTTGAGGACCTTTTCTAAATCTTTCGGGGTCATTCTTTATCAGGATGAGGTAAATCGAGCGGCTTGTCTACCCTTTTAGCTCTTCTAGATCTTTTAGATCGCCTGAAACATGTACTTCTGCCTGGGTTGGTAACATCTTTGGCGTCTTCTTAACCATCTCAAGTGCAAGATTTTGGATAAACTGAGAATTCTTATCCCCGTGCTGATGGAGATCGACCATAGCTTCAGACAGCTTATTGTAGTGCTCTTTACTGTATTTGGCTTCTAACTCAGCCATAGCCTTAGCGTGAGCTATCTGAAGTTCAGAGAGCTGCTTTTCATGAGCACCCTTAAGCTGAATAACAGCTAGCTGATGGTTGGCCTCTTTTTCCTTAATTTGAGCCTGAGTCTCAATCTTGATGTTAGCCACCTCTTCGTTTGAGATAAGCCTTTGTTTTTGGACCGCTTCCGCAATACGCATCTCTTCCTGGCGTTTATGATGATCTAGATCCTGTGAAAGCTTTTTAAGCTCTAACTCTAATTCTTTCTTCTTAGTCCAAACTGACAATAGTCCCATTTTACCCTCTTTCTTCGTGGATGCTGCCTGAGCAGGCATAAGCTCGGCTGTCCTTTTCTCATATTCTCTTAGCTCTGGAATATCATTTTTATCTTTCTTGGCTAACCATGGAGTGCCGCAGCCTGGGCAAACCTCAAAAGACTTCTTGTTGTAGTCAGTATCACAGTCGATATTTTTGCATCTGATAACGTCTGGATGCCTACTCGCCATTTACTACATCCTGCCAGATATCTTCTTCCGGCTTTTGGATATACGTCGCCGCCGCTTCTTCATGGATTCTCTCCTGTTCTTTAGCCCATTCAGCAGTCCCACACTTATGGGTTACTGGAGCCTGCCCCTCAAGCCAATGGATCGCTTCCCTGTAGGCATACAGCGTTGCGTCGCAGATGTCACTGTGAAATCTCTCAGATATCTTTGACCTTGGCGGGTAAACATCCGGGTCCCACTCGACCATCTTACAATCGGTCGCAAATCGACTCCCCCTCTTAGCCATAAAGCGCCGCGTTCGCATGGCGTCATTGAGCAACTCGATATACTCGAGCTTTCGCGTCTTTTCTGCGGGATGAACCGGAATCGAGTGCCTGGTTTGAATTTCATGGGCGATCTTTTTCCCCAGTGCACCAGCATCAATCATGATCTTGTGCGCCGGATAGATCTTTAGGAGTTCCTCAAGTCTCTGAGATAGCTCGGTAATTCCCTGTTTGGCTCTGATGTCTTCGTGGATGAGATAGAGGGTATTTGAGTACTCCTGCCAGCCCAGAATCGCAATAGCGTCGCTATCGTCAAAACCCAGGTCAACGCCATAAACATAGTTCCACGCAAAAGAACGTTGGGGGAGATTAGCATAGTCATTTTTCGCCTCCTCGTATCTGAAAACGAGTGAATCAAGATCGTGAACCCACTTCCCGAAACACTCTCGCTGTATTTTTGGATGGTCGAGCGTAACACCCATCCGGGCGCAGTCAAGCGCAACGAGCTCCTCCGGCTTCTTTCCTGACTTGCGTTCCAAATGTGGATTCTGGAACATAGTCCAGGAATGGTGACTCCACGCGCTGGAAGTAGAGCAACTATAAAAATAACCTACCGGGACCGGGCCGGGGGTACCTATGAGGCACAGGGTTCCATCGTAGTCGAAAAGGGCCTTTGCCAAGACCTGGTCAACCAGCTCCTCGATGAAAGCTGGAAAACTTTGGCACTCATCAAGGTAGACAAGCCTGAACGCCTGCCCTCTGAACTTCTCAATCTCACTCTTGTCATTCGCCCCAGCAAGGAAAACCGAGCTGCCATTTGGAAAACGAAGCACTAGTTCTGTTTCGTTTGGTTCGCCTCTTAGCTCATAGACCCTATTAATATCCAGTAGATCACGCCAAAGTATGCGTTTGGCGTTCAATCGACTGAGTGTGACATACAGGTTATTGATCCTAGGACGCTGTAATGCCTCATGGATTAAATGGGCTGCGCAAGCTACGGTCTTACCGGCCCGTCTCGAGCATACCGCCGTCTTAAATCTAGTCTGATCCCTTATGAATTCGAGTTGTTCTTTGAAACAGAATCGCTCTATCGCGAACCGTTTAGACTGTGCCGCCAATAACCCCTCAAGCTTAGCCCTTTGACTCGGCGTCATATGCTAGCCGTCTTTGGGCCTCAGCTAAGAACACATCGTCTGGTATCTTTGCGAGCTCAATTTGAGTGCGCTCTATTTGTCCCAGCATCTGTTTTCCTAGCCATATCTGCATGGCAACATTGCCCTTTTTTGCGTTCTCTAGTTGCCACCGTCTCAAAGACATTCGTAATTCCGCACGGCCTTTTATTAATTCTGCCGAAAAACGGTTCGTTATTGTGTCATTACAGCAACCAAAATAGTCGGCTATCTCTTCGGTCTTACATCCGAGCTGAGCCAATTTGAACACCTGTTCGGCGTCTATTTCAATCGGCGGCCTGGCCATTGATCAGCTCGGCTTTCTTTCCTGCGTATTTTTCCCAGCGGGCGACGATGACATCGCAGTAGTGTGGGTCGAGTTCCATCATGAAACATTTATTGATCCCAGCCAGGTCTAACCCCGCCCAGCTCGCGACCGCGTTGTCGGATTGTACGAAGGCATATTCCTGCTCGTCGCTATCGAAGTCTTGGACGACGACCGGGGCTTTTGCCCATCCGGCCTTCCGGATTGCCATTAAGGTCCCGTGGCCCTTGACGATGAACCCGGATCGCTTTGAGACAACGATCGGCGCGCGAATTCCCTGGTATTGTAGGATCTTAGCTAGTCTTTCAATTTGGTCTTCCGGGTGCTTATTTCGGTTCTTTGGGTGAGGATTTAGCTCCTTAATCGGAACCAATTTGTGATGTAGGCAATGGACTTTCATGTGGCACTGTAAGCGTTATAAATCCATTCTGGGTAATGCCTAATCAGGTCATCCATGGATTCCGTCCAATGAGAGAAGTAGGGTCTGTCGCCCCTTTTGAAGCCGGCTGCGGCAAGTAAAGCTCGTAACACTCCCATGCGTCTAAACTTGTGCTTAGTGAAAGCGTAATGAAGATAAAGCTGATCGTCCTTCTTCTCGTAATTGAGGTAGCCGGCGATCACCATTGGGTCTTTCTCCCAACAGGCGATTAGCGTGGTTCCCCTGCGGAGCAGATTCTCGATCACATCATGTTGCTGCCCAAAGAACACGTGCGAGTATGTTCGCTTGCCTTGGATTGACTCAGACTTAAAGCTTTTCAGCCAGGACGAATAGATCAGATCTTCGTCGTCAGGCTCTTTAGCCCTAATAACGAAGTTCATTAGACCGCCTGTGACTTTGGCTGCTCTATTTCTTCAACGGAACTTCGGAACTGTATGCCCTTGATATTTCCATATGGCACGAGAGTTGCCCCGACATTCGTGTGAATCCAAACGCCGCGGTCTTTTGGGTCAAACTCAATGGCCGATACCTTCTCGCGCAGGTATTTGGCAGTTGGACCCATGTGGGCCGTCTCAAGAACGTTATTCCCGATATGCGTTCCAGTATGAAATTCAACTGATTTGATTGTTAAATCCGAATTGGTGACATAGTCTGTTTTCTTCACAGTCGCTCATAATCCCTTATGATCGCGTGGGTTAATTTAGACACATTCGCTTTGTTTACAGATCATGATTCATAATAAGCCGGCCGTCAATGCTATTGATAAGTGTCTGACTACATGCGATAGGGATGTCTCGAAACCCGCTACAGAAGGGAGTTTCATGGCTGATACGGTGATTTGCGGTACATGTATGGGAAGCGGAGAAGTGGTGTATTCTGAGGACTTCTGCGCCGATTTTAGGCTATGGTCTTGCCCAACCTGCAATGGGCGAGGTCAGGTTATGGGTCCCGCTCCTTCTCGAGTTCGCTCGCCAAGCGACATAAAAAAAGCGCGGAACGTTGCCGTGCGGGCCGTCAATATGGCGGTAGCCGCTATAGAGCATTCGCTATCTATTTTTAACCGGAAAGGGTCTTGATCAATGTCCAATCTTCCAGCGTCGGTTCAGCC